GTATCAGCGGATGCTGCTACGTGCCTTGCGGTAGCTGTTAATGTTGAATAACCCGTTGCATTAGTATCTCCATCAGAGTAAATGTCAACATCTCCACCTGTGATACCTAAGTCCATAGTTACAGAACTTGATAATGCTGTTAGCACTTCAACTCCTGCTTCCATAACCAAGGTTTCAGCAGGTAAATCAAGGACACGAAGTACATCATTTTGTGCTGCACCCGCATCGCCATTGATAGCTGAAATGTCAATTGTATTTTCCACTAAATAAGGAGTTCTTATTCCGGGGTTATATCTGCCGGGACGATTAGTTCCACCCGGCCCTGTTACATCATATGTAGCCATAGTTCTATCCTCCCTTAATCAATTAATACGTGTCTCGCCATAAGTCCTGCCGAACGCAGTACTTTTCTTCCAAACACGTGTAACCCTCTAACCACGTCAGCAAAAGAATCAGGGTCTCTAATGACTTCTGTTTTTGCAATTGCGTTAGCAGTTGCAGTAGAAGACATATGTCCCCACAAAACTTTGTAGTAGTCAGATGTTGTTGAAGCCGCAAAGTTATTAGTCATATAACATTTGAAGCCTTGAATTTGCCCTGCTGTGACTCTGCCATTTCTTAATTCAGATTTAGCATCACCAGTTACAGATGCATCCATTAGTTTCGCTGAAGCTTGAGCAAGTTGCTCATACCATTCAGGCGAAGCCAAGAACCATCTATTTTCAGTAGGATTGTCAGCACCGTGTAGTCTCTTAGCACAGTTAGCCATAGCATTCAAAGGGTCAGTTTCACCAGTACCGAATCCGATATCTGTTCCTGAACCGTCTGAACCTACAGTTGTACCTGCACCAGAGAGCATCGCAGCAATGACGTTTGCATCGTAAGAGTCTTTTAGAGCGTAAGCCCCAGAAGACGTAGCCAAAGATTCCCAGTTTACGTGAGATTGTCTTTCTTCAATGTCGTCAACCTTGAAAGCGAACGCATTAGCTTGGTCTACTACTAATTGAAGTTGGTCATCAGCTAAATTTTGAATAGCTATATGGCCACCTCTAGTATAAGAATTTACACTAATTGTTGGCTCTTTAATAATGTTGACGGTATCTCCGAAATTTTCAATCTCTCCCGCATAGTCGGTGTTGGTTATATCCTCAACAACCGAAGCAGTACGGAAAAACTTTTGAACCTTCTGACTATAAATTACCGGCAGCCAATTACCCGATGGTAAGTTGGTATATCCGGCACCTTTAGCAATAGCCATAGTTTCCTCCAGTTAAATTTATGCCTGTTCTATGCGTCCCTCTTGCCTCGCTTGGTCAATTTCCTTTTCATATTGGACAAATTGTTGAGGTTTGAGTTTTGCAATCTCAGACACAGACCAAATCTTCTTGCCGTCATCCGTTGCAATGGAACCACGTTTGGTTCTAGTTACAGCTTCAGCCGCATTGGGACTGGCCTTTGGTTTGTTTTGTAGATTGTGGTCGGCTTTGTACAAGTCAATTATTCTTGCGGCCCATTTTGCGTTGGTATTGTTTTTATAAATACCATCTGAAATACTTTCCGGTTGTTCATTCAGCCATTTGGTAAAATCTTCACTTTCTCTTAATTCCGAAAAATCGGAATGTAAAGTTGAAAGTTCTTTAAAAGCATTCTGCTTCGTTAATTCTACTTCCTGTTCCCTTAAATCACCTAAACGATTTTCAATATCTCCAACTCGTTTGTCGGCTTGGAGATGGGAAATTGACTCCACAACATCATAAATATCGGGATATTTCTCTTTAAACATTGCCAATTCTTCCGCACTTTTAGGTGTTTCATACTTGGGTTTTGTTGTAAGAGTTTTTTCCTTCTCTTTCCATTCATTTATTTTACGGTCATAATGAGTCTTTAAATCATCATATCGTTTTTTAAAATCATGTTCCTGCTGTGTTGTCTTCTTTTCTGAACTTAAAAAGCTAGTTGTTTCTTCAGGAGTGGCTTTTTCAGTGTCCTCTTCTTCAACTGTTTCAGTTTCATTGGACTTATCTAAATCTTTTTGATAAGCATTATGATATGGGGTAGGCTCAAACTCTTGTTCTTGTTTAGCTTCATCTACCATTTTTCCTCCATGTAGGGCCTTATTAAATAAGGGTAGCTACGGTTGTGTTTTTTGGGGCTGTGCCTAATGCACAGGTCGCCATTATTGTACTACGCACTTGAAAAGTACGGAGTTACAAATTCATTAATAAGCTTGTTATGTCTATTTTTCATTCCTGTATTAAATTCTAATTTACCATTCTTTCGTTCTTTTACTTTTGATTCTTCTGTAATTGATGCCCAATCCTTATTTTTTACAGCATTAGATAATTTAACATATTTACTTGCTCTCTCTCGTCCTAAGTGAAAATTTATTGCCATAAGAATCATTTTTTTATTAAATTTTAATGCATCAAATGTTTTTGATTTTGTATGTTTATTATAGTTTGCACGGGCATCTGTTTCTGCAGTCAGTATATCATCCAATAATAATTTTTGAGCAAATTCTTTAGAAATTTTACCTTCCTCATTTAATATTTTTATTATATCATTATAATACTTATCTGATTTTGTTATTTTATGTCCATACCCAATTACCTTTTGATTCTTATCTTTTCGTGGAATTGCATCAAAACCTTCAACACCACTATTACCATCAGGGCCTCCTAAAAAATCCACTAATTGTTCATATTCAACTTTCCATCCCGGCAAATTTCGTTCAGGCCTGTCATAATATGATTTTGGTTTTTGATTGGTTGAAAATAAATGTGGTGTTCCATCTGGATATCCAAACTCTAATCCTGTTTCATCTATTTTTACATCAGGTTTTAATTGTCCATTACCCGTTGCAAAATTAGCCTTTGACAATAAAAAATTAGTTTCGCTTCCTGCAACAGCATTAAATAAAAATGATGTATCTAATAGTTTATCCAAACTTACACCGCCCAATCCATTTGTTTCAATTGCATTTTTTATATTAGTCATTGTTTCCGTATGAATCATATTATTAATATATTTGCCTTTGTTGAATGCAGTTGACTTCATTATTTTCTTTAACTTTTTGTTTGCCTGATTCCATATTCTTTCCCCACTTGAACCTTGAGTTTTTGATAAAGATAATCGTTCAAAATGAGGGCCTTTTATAAATTCATTTGCACCTTGATTTGGTGCAGAAACTTTTATATCGTTTTTTGTTATATCTGATTGTAGTTTATTTAGGGCTTCAAATTTTGGATTTAAGATTTTATTTTTTTCTTGATATTCTTGTGAATGAATTGGAGAAGTTGAATACTGTGGCAAATCAAATTTATCAAAAAAAGGTCTTTCTTCAAGTTTTTCTTTTGCATAAATATCTTTTCTACCTCCTCCTACATATCGTGAAGAATCAAAATCAGATTTTACTTCATCTCCTAATTGATGTTTAGAAGGTTGATTCAATTTTTTCAATGTAGTATATCCCCCTTCAATATTAGAAACTAATTCTTTTGGAATATGCATTTCACCATTATGTACAAGTATATCCACTTTATCCCCTGTTTTATAACCTTTAGTTTTAACGCCCCTGTCTTTGGCTTTTAACATTGCCTGTTCCACTAAACTTCTTACTCTAGGGCCACTTTGTTGCATTGCGGGATATCCCATGATAAAATCACCCTCTTGAGCCTGTAAATCTACGTCATCTGCCCGTAATGGAGCAGGGGCCGCATTTGGGTCTTGAATCATCTGTGGTTGTCTCATAAATCCGACCATGTTAAAATTCCTTTTGTAATCCTAAAAATCCAGATTGTTGTTCTGGATTATAACTTGCTGTTAAATTTAAATCTCCCAACTGCTTTTGTAATCCTATATCACCTTCACCCAAATCTGCTTTAGCCATAAATCCAGATGGTGTTTCAGCTTGTACAGATAAATCTTCTACATCAGCGGAAATTTCAATTGGGCCTATTAATTCATTAATTCTAGCTTTAATGTCATCATATTTATCCACAACATTCGCTATCATTTCATTTTCCTCAATTAAGGTCTTTAATATATACTTTGCCTGTTCATCTACTTCTGACTGCTCCAGTAATTTTCTTACTGTATTGGCCGCAATGTCTTCCGGTTTATTTTGCACAACATCGCCTTCTTGGTATCCCAATGCTTGTAATGGTGAAAAAATAATTTCAAACAATTTAAAATTCCACCATGCAGGGTTATCATCGGCTGTTAATGTATTTTCAGATGTTGTTTCTTCTTCTGTTTCATCATCCGGAATATCCTCAATATTAGAACTAGTGTTATAATAAGGGGAAGATTGATTTACTCCACTATCATTTCCAACATTAGGTTCCATTAAATCATATTTGGAGAAAATGCCTCCATCTTCATCGCCTCTATTTACTGTTTTATCATTAATGGTAATTTGTTTTCCATTAATCTTTAATTTCTTTATTCCTTCCTTTGGATTGCTTATCCAATTGTCAGGTATTATTGCTCCCAATGGATTGCTTAAAAAGTCCGTAGCATTTTGTGGCTTTGTTAAATTTCCTTTTAATGTCTCCAGACCACTGGCACCATATACAACGCCCGCAACAGCAGGTGCAAAAGGAAGCATGGCACCAAGTAGCATTCCACCTAATTTATTGGAACCAGATTCTTTCCAATTAGGATTTTGAGTATGCCATGCATCCACAAGCATTCGTTGATATTGATGCATATTGGAACCGGCTTCCCAGTTTCCCGCATGACTTCCTAATTTATCATTATAATCTTGTTGTGATGTTGGGTCTCCGCCCCATGTTGCATCACCTCGTAAATTTGTTGACCATGTATCCCAACTTTTTCTATTGCCCTCTGCATCTTCTCCAACAATATCTATAATCTTATCACGTTGTGTCTGATTTATATTCTGTAAAGCCCGTGAAGTTTTGCCCCAAATTCTGTCACCGCCTTGAAGAATATTCATGGCAATCTGCATATTTTTCTTTGTATCTTTTAAACCCAGTTCATTTAAAATTTTAATTCCTGCCGAGTATAAATCCTGAACTTTTGGATTGGAACTTGCTAATTTTGTCCCACTACCAGTAAAAAATGTATTGACGTTATCATTTCCACTTTGCCAGTTGTCCATAGTAACAGAAGTGATGGGAGTGCTTGTTGGTTGAATATTAGTTGTTAACCAGTCTAAAGTTTTATTTGTATCTGGAATATGCCTGTCAAACCAATCTAAAGTTTCTTTCCCTGTTTCTACTTTTGGTGGATGTTGATAACCACCGGGGTTACCGGGTTTTGGTCTATTAGCTCCTCCTTTATCAACGGTAGGGGCATGAACATGACCACCGGAGTCACCGGGTTTTATTTTTTTAGTACCACCAACA